CGTTCTTCTTGTAATGTTGTCATGTTACTTTCTAAGCTGGAGTTTTAGGGCTTTAATAGCAAGTTTTTCATCTCGGTTCATTCTCCCATCAAGGTTCAGTAGTAATGGGTCTTTCTTTGGGTCTAGGTTCTGTTCAGCAATACCTTCGACTACTTGGACAAGTGCTTTCTGTTTCAAACTTGTGTCGCGTCCTTGTTTGTAGAAGTCGATAGCTGCAATGATGGCGCATACCATCGAAAGAGCTGCAATGCCTGAGAACCAAGCAGAGCCCCAAACAAAGGCAAGCGTCCCCACCAGAACACCAAAAGAAAGGAGCCAGACGCCAGGTTTCGCACCAAACCCTATCCAAGCACCACCAGCGGCGGCGATACCGCCAAGAACGGTTAAAATCGCTCCTGCCATACCAAATATGACTTTCAGTCTATTGTCTGCGTTGTCTTGTCTTTCTTTTGAAGCCGCATCGAGTAACAGTTTCTTTTCTTCGCGAAGGGCTGTGGCGTCGTCTTCTGCTTTTCGTTTAGCGGCCAAAACTTCAGCTAGTGCCGTAGCATACGAAGCACTTAACTTTGTATAAGCGACAACGTCACCAGCCAATCCAGCCTCGACGCGTTTGTCAGCGGCTTCGATATCCGTTGGGGTTGGTTGTGGAAGTCCCGCTTGGGCTTTGCCTAATTCTTTACTGACGACGGTTGTAGCGTTTGATGGTGGCTGTGTCTCATTTGCTTTCATTGCCCCGTAGATAGCTCCCGCCACCGTGCTACCCAAAGCGTCGCCAGCTTTGCGTGTAGCGTCGGGATTGGCAGGATGTAGTTCTGTCTTTGGTTTTAAGCATCCAATGGATAGCCCAAGAACAAGCACTATTCCGATTAAGATAGGATTTGGTTTCATGTGTAGTTGTATGTTATGCCGAACCGAAAGCAAAAAGACCAAAGGACTGTCCATCGTGAGTGGCCCTGAACTGCACCGCAGCCTTACAGTCTAATTCAAAACTGACGCAGGGGACAGTGCCGCTTGCGTTTGCTACAGACACAGATGGTCCTCCTGATAGAGAAGCTATCCTCGCACCATTCATGATGAGTGCAAAATTGCCGGAGCCGTCCCAAGCGAATCGCATCTTAACAGGAGCCGTCCAAGTGGACACGCTTGCAGCAATTGTGGTGACAACACCAAACGAGGCTATGTTTGAACCTGTCGCTGACGCCACCGCTGACATCGTGACAGTGGTTCCTACTATGTTTGAGACGGTAGTCCCAACAGGGACGCCCGTGCAAGTAATCAACTGTCCTATGGCAATCGTTCCAGCCGTCGTAACTGTGGCTGTGTTGTTTCCACTGGTCGTGTTTAGCGTTGTCATGTGTCCATTGTGGACGCCAAAGACAATTGACGTTGTGCCTCCAGAAACGTGAGTGAACTTCACTTGAACACCTCGACGTAACAAGTCTCCAATAGCATCTGCCGTCGAGCTTTGACTCGCGGGGGCCACAATTGATGCAACCTTTCCCAAGGAAACGTAATAATCTGCTATCGCAGTTGAGCCTCCAGACGCAATAGGGAATACAACAAAATCATAGATTCCTGGACGGTCCCAAGGAAAAGCTCGTCTTGAGGTATCACTTGGAATGTATTGTATGTCTCCTGCTACATTCCAACGTAGTCCTGTCTGCCCTCCGTTGGTGGAACTGAAAGTATCCCAATGGGAGCTTGCTGTTTCGTTATTGAGTGTGGACGATGAATTGTATTGCACTGGAGTCCCCGCCACGGACTTACGATGCCACCGCCCATTGTCCATGGCTCCTAATGGAAACCAAAATTCAGGTTCCATGTGTGGCGTTCTTCCTGTTCCAGCCTGAATGCACTGAAACGTCACGCCGTAATACCGAACAAACTCCCCGACCAGATAGGCAGTTCCTGAATTGTATGCTGCGTTGGACAGACCAAGGTTAGTTCTAGCCGCGTCCACCGTCGTTGCCCCCGTCCCGCCCAGCGAAACTGGCTGCGTTCCACCCCCGCCGGATACAACGATATTCCAGGCTATAAAGGTTCCACTGCCTCCCGTTACGTCCACGTTGATGGAAACTTGTGTGCTTGAAACAGCAGACACTACACCCTCCATGAAGTTTGCGGTGTTCGCAGTGCTCACCGCTCGCAGACGCGACCCAACGGACCATCCGATGTTTGTAGCAGTCGATGTGTAAGTAAACGACCTTGATCCTGTTCCGATGGTGAGTGATGAGGTAGATACGCGGGTCATCTGTGCGTTGACACCGTCGGCTCCAGGAAGTCCTTCGGCTCCAGGAAGTCCATCAGCACCATCAGCACCATCAGCACCATCAGCACCATCAGCACCATCAGCACCATCAGCACCATCAGCACCATCAGCACCAGCGAGTCCTGATAACCGAATACTCCACTCATTTCGTGGGCTGTCGTCGCCCTGAAGCCTATCGACAGCTACTGTCACTTCACTTATGGTTTTAGCTGTCACAGTGCCTTCCACCCATACGGAAAGATCAGAAGCCACAATACGCACTCGACTCCCCACGCCCCACACAGTCTTGTCGTGTGTATCACTGCCCTGATACACAAATGTATAAGAAGCAATCCCTATTGCATTTGGGTCGTATTCAGTGGTGCTTGTCATGACAGTGATAGCTGGATGTCCAGCGACCCCATGGTCCCCATTCTTCCCGCCAAGAGTAATAATCCAGTCGGAGTGCTCAGAACCACCCCATATATCAACTGTCATCGTGATGCTTATTGGGGAGAAGTCTGTCACAAACCCTTGCATATATGAGAAAGGGTCCGCTGCACTGACAGCTTGAACACGCGTCCCCAAACCCCAAGGGATGAACTGTGATGATCCGGTTAAGGCGAAAGTCTTTGAACCAGCTTCTGGTATTTTTGTGTCTGTGCTTGTTCTGGTGTATCCGGCGGCAGCTTTGCCTTCTAAGCCTGCAATGGTTTTTGCTATGGTGGGGACATTGCCAGAACCAGTGGCGACCTCGCTTCCTTCTCCAGAGGCAGGGCCATTTGCAATGGCGTTCATAATGGCGAGATGATCCTCACCTGCTTCGACAATACTGTCTAAGCGTTCTTTTAGTGTGGGCATTTGTTTTTTAAGTTAAGTGTTCGTAAAAGGATTCATCAACAAAGGTGTTAAATCGGGTAAGCGATAGCATCAGCAACTCAGGATCTTCACTTATTTCTACAATCTCTTCGTAATCTGATTCTGATAGCGTAGGAACCTCGTCTATTTCTAAAACAGCGGACACGTTCCACAATCCTTCGTTGTATGTAAATTGGTAAGTGCCATTAACAAAGCGAGCCACTACTTCTTGAGGGATATCACCAAACCACAATTCGATGTAGAACTGGTCGGCCCCGTTGTTCAACTTACTCGCAACAAAAGCACGAAAAAGTCGGTATTGCGACTTTGTAAATGACCACTGAAGGCTTAGTGCGACTCGTTCTTGGGAGTTGCGGAGCACCTGTCGAACGTAGTTTGAATCAAACTTAGCTCTGTTCACAGACACAGCAAGTTCCCCTGCGTAGTTGGAGTCTACGGGGTCCGGCAAATGATCTTTAGGCCAATTTTCCATTTTAATCTAAGATTGCGTCGTATTCCGCTTCTGTCATTGCCGGAGCATTTTCAACTTCCAACATAGCAGACACTTTCCATAAACCCTCACTAAAGGTGAATTGGTAAATGCCGTCTACAAATCTGGCGACACATTCTTCAGCGTCTGTGTCGCCAGCAAACCATAAATCGATGTTAAAGTTATCAGCACCTAGATGAAGCTTGTGTTTAACAAAAGCACGAAACAGTAGAAACTGCCAAGGCTTGAACGTCCATTGAACTGTCAGCGTTGTCGTTTCTTCTGTGCTTCTTGCTCTTTGTTGAATGGCTCCTGCTTCGTCATTGGATCTCTGTATAGACGACTCAATTCCCCCGCTGTATCCCATGTCAGCAGGGTCTGGTAAGAGTATCTTCGGCCAAGTTTCCATGTTACTTAGGGCGAGCTTCTAATCCGTAGCGTCGTTCCATTGCATTAGACACCGGACCTTTACGACTGTCAATGCTATTCGCTAAGTGCTTATCTACTTCACCAATGATAAACTTTAGCTTCTTTGGGTCGTCTGACGGCACTTGGCGAACCTTTTCTGAGCCATAGTTCAGTATCTGCACGGTGACTCCGCTTCCGTTCTGCTTCTTTGTATGGTCGGTAATAGTTTCGTTTGGGTGGACAATGGCCATCTTACCACCACGTCCGTCAATACCACCGATACGGTCTCCACGACCAGTAAAGCCGCCACCCTCGAAGGATGTCATCTTCACGGCATTGATGTTCGACACAATACTTGACGTTGCGGCAGCCACTGAAGCCATTGCTGCGAAGTTTTCGGGCCATGGAAGGATAGCAGCGTTCGCCACACCTTGTTGTATCTTGACCATCGCGTCAGCAATAGCAAAGGCTTTCGACACGGCAAACATAGACTTGTAAAGTGCGTTCTGTTCTCCGCTGAATGTCTTACCAATATCAGACAGAGAACCAAACAACTCAGAAGTCGAGGTTAAGAACAGGCTTCGTTGATTAGCAATGTTATTTGCCCTTTGTGCGTTAAAGTTATCTTCCATCTCTTTAAGGCGTGCATTTTTTTCCGCCTCAATCCGCACAATTTCGTCCGCCTGATTGCCCGCCGCCTCTATTCTTGCGTTGTAAGCCGCTTCCATCACTGTCTTCTGCTCGTCATACTTAGTCTGCATGTCTCGGAGTTCTTGAGCACCTTGCAAAGCATCATCAACCCCAGACGTGCCTGTTCTGAGATTGCCATATTTCTGAGCAATAAACGGACTGGAACCTGCCAATACTTCTCGGGACTTGCGTGCGTATTCTTCTGGTGATATGATACCCTTGCCATTGATCTTGGTGCTCATCATTCTATCAAACTCACGAACCTTGCGTAAGGCGAGTTCTAGTGGGTCTACGATTTCGTCACGGATTCCCAAAGCTGCGACGCCTCTTTGATACTCATCCAGCGTAATGACGTTTTTCTTCAGCATTTGGTCGTAGTTGCTGAGAAGATCTAATGTAGGACCTTCCCATGGATACCTTATCTTTGCTTGAAGAGCGACTCTTTCGATTAACCAGAAGTTAGCGTCTGTCTTGCTTTGGGCGTCAAGAGTCTTAAAGAATTCAGCAGCAACCTTATTCGCACGGAATTCTTCGCTAGACATATCTTTCACGGCTTTAGCGTGTTCTTTAAACTTGTTGATAACATTGGTTTGGATCCATCCTTTTGCTCTTTCTAGATTGGCCAATCCTTTTTGCCTGTTAATCTCTTCATCCATCAACCTGATACGTTCTTTCACGTTGTTAGAGCCTTCATTCGCACTGCGCTCGAATGCTTTTACAGCCTCGTCACGTGCGTCTAGGTTATTGATGGTTTCTTGTGTGTATATTTTATCAATCTTTCCCATTAGCAGTCTGGCCCGCTGCACAGCCTGTATTTCAGCATCTAGATAGGCTTTAATTTGTGTCTGTGCTTCTGGTGTGAAGCCAAGAACTTTTGTGCGTGCCATTGCTTCTTTATACGCGTCTGGGATCGCCCCACCTTCTTGTTTGCTGAACTGCGTCATACGAGACCCCGACAAGTCCATGATAGACAAAAGATGCTTTCTTTGTTCACGGTGTTGCGGTCCGGGTCTTGTTTGATCGTCCATATAGTATTTTTCGGAGTTACCCTTATCCATAGGACGATAGTTGAGCTGTGCTGCCAGTTTTGAACCAGCATTTCGTTTTGCTTGCTGCATATCGTATATCACATCTGTCTCTGAAGCAAACTTACCCAAAAACGAACCAATCTGATTCATTCCCCAATTGATGTTTTGGAACATTTCTTTGAATGCCTTACCTATCGCACCGCTTGACGTAATACCAGCAATCTCAAGTTGCTTCATCGCTGTGACACCTACGTCCTGCAAAGTGCCCCAATGGGCAGCAAGTTCGCGCAAACTATACTTCAAGATGTTGTAAGTATCTATCGCCAATCCGATAGCGGTCACTAATATGTCACGAAATGTCTTTGCTACTCTCTGGACGATATCGTTAAATCCATTCTGCTCATTATACGACTCAATAAGCGAGGTGTTAAACGACTGCAAGACAGGAAGTAATTCTTTTCCAATGGATAATGCCACATCTTGCACTCGACGCAGCATAATAGTCGCTTGGCTATTGAAGCTCGACAACTGCACCTGCGACACAGAATCCAGTGTCCCTTTGGCGGCATACATCGCTTTCTGGTTGTCACGTATCTTTCCTGTGAAGCCCAAAAGAGCTTGTGTCGCAGCAAAAGATCTATCTTGGAATCCCAACATGGCGAATGCCGCTTTTCTTTGGGAGTCGGGAAGTCCATGAATCAAGCCTTCTAGATCTTGCAGGATATCCACCATAGGGCGAATCTTTCCAGTAGCTTTTTCATACACAGAGACATCCAACGATTTCCATGCTTCTGCATGATCGCGAATCGCGTCTTGCACGTCTCGGACAACTTGATATAAAGCCTCACCGGCTACTTCTGACTTTAAGCCTTGGTCGTGGTAAACCATCAGGATAGCGACAGCTTCCTCAACGTCTCGATTCATTAGGCGAAAAGCTGCGCCAGACTTTGTTCGCAATGCCATTGCCAGTTGCTCTTGCGACGCGTTCGACCTGTTAGCGGCTTCGGTCAACACATCAGTAAGCCGTGTCATGTTGGCGATGTTCTTACTTGTATCCTTTGACACAAGGCCACTGTTATTCATAGAGTCCACGACAAGGTCGGTAGCTCTAGCAAGGTCTACGTTCGCCGCCGCCGCAAACTTAGAAACAATCGGCAGGGCTTTCTGGCTCGTCGCTGCGTTAAGGCCGGAGGCCGCAAGGTAGTAGTAGGCTTCTGCTGACTTCTCAACCGATTGGCCTATTTCTATGGCCGTTCGTCTTGCTGTGGTTTCCAATTGGCTCCTAAACTTTAAGTCCTCCTTCTCCATGATGGACAAACTTCTAATCATGGCGTGCTCAAAGTCGGCGTAAGCTTTCGTTGAGTATGCTGCCATCCCCGTATAAGCCGCCGCTATCGCCGCTGTGGAAGCGGTGACTATTCCAAGCATACCTTGATGGAACTGTCGAGTCTGTCCAAGTATGTCAGACATATTTTTGACATAATCAGCTGAGTCAGCTGTTATGCGAACCACAAGCGTTCCGATAGTATATTTGTCCATGATGTTACTTTTTCTGTTTGAGAGGTTTGAGAGCTTTCGCTTTCTTTGTTTTAGGTTTGAATACACCTTTGGCGAGAGAGTTCCAAAAAGACTTAGAACTTTCAATCTTCTGTTCTAGGTTTGCTGGTTTTTCTGGCTTAGGTTTGAAGTTAAGTAAAAAGTCTGAGACTTTGACTGTTTCTGGTTTGCTGACCCAAGATCGTCGGACTTCGGCTGTCAGTTGGGCTAGGTAATGGTGGGTGACGTCTTCCTCTTCATCAAAAAAGGCGTTCCAATCATTAAACTCGCGGCTAGTTGTCTTCGCTTTGAGTTCACTAATCGGAACGCCTAGTTTTAATGCTAGTCTGTGCCAGAGGCGAGTTTCACCCTTTAGTCTTTTTTTGCCTTTTCTGGCTCACCCTTTCCAGAAAGACCGCTCCATTCGAGAACAAGCTTACTGAGGTCTTGAACCATCGATCCCGGCCAACTGTTAATTTCTTTCACAGTAAATGCGCGTTCACCGTTGGTATCTTTAATGGCCAAGCTTATTGCCAAAGCAGACAAGCCCGAACTATCAATCTTCTGGTTTTTGTCAACGTCACCAGCATCGGTCACTTTGATGCGGGTTTGCACTTCAGCTTGGTATATGTCACGTTCAGTTCCATTTAATTCAGTGATCGTGTAGGCTGTGTCTACGCCTTCCTTAGTAAGGACAAGCGGTTCGCTTTTAAGCGATAGTGAATACTTTTTCATGCGGTTTTTGTGTTTGTGTTTGTGTGTGAAATAGGGGGTCAGTATACTGACCCCCTAAAGTGTGTCCTGATCAGATCAAGGGGCCGCTACGATTGCGGGTTCAAATTCATCACCGGCATCATCTTGATTGGAAGGAATAATACTGATGTCAGCCGTTGGTTGTTCACCTTCAACGTGCTCCGAAGGTGTGAACTTGTCGAGCCATCCCCAGAAGGGCAAGGTCTCGCCATCAGGGTAGGTGATGGTGATGTTCTGATTAACTCCGAGCATCGCGATGATTTGATCAATAACCGCAGGGTCGTAAGAGACCTTAGCGGAGGCATCAGTCATGGTGATAAGCTTCTTGGGCTGTTTAGTTCGGAAACGCTCGTTCCGCATCGTAGTAGTGTCGTTGGCACCACCCGCGTCTAGTCCTGGAGGCGTTACCGTCTTTTCCAGGAACTTGATAGACTCATTTTCCGAGAAGGTAATGAGTGTTGAATGTCCGTCGTTGATAATAGGCATTGTCGTTTAAGTTGAATTGTTTAGGTTGTATTGTTTGGTTTGTTTTTACTCCGACACACCACAGACCACAATAGTGAAATTTGGAGCCACAGCGACATATGTATCTAGATTATAGACACGAATGTAGGGAATGTCGTTCACAAAATCGTTAGCTGTTGTTGGTTGATCTGCTATGGCGGTAACTTCAGAGCCGTCATTGCTACTCCAACGGAAAATGCGGTTTCCTCTAACCAAGTTAGAGGAAATAGCTTCATTCTCCGAATTAAGTGACTCAAACAGCATGTCGCAACTACACGTTATGAATAGTTGCTGCATCGCGATATTTGCTGTTGAATATGTAACGCCTCTAGCGATAGTTACCGCCGTGTTCTGTGGTGGCATTTCTAGCGGTCCACGTGTCTTCGTTATAGGCACGCTAACACCAGCAACCGTCCCCGCACTCACCTGAATGACTTTGCGACGCAGCGTTGTTGGATCGATCCACGACATCATAAGATCTGCTGTGTTTGACGCTATGCCGTGGCCACTAGAGAGTGTCAAAGTTCCCGTGGTGTTGTTTGTTCTTGTCGAAAGCGTTCCAGTTTTTGGGACAGCGACTGTGTCAGCGATCACACGCGCATTTGAGTGTGTGTGCGTTATTGATTCCGAAAGAGTAATGCCAGCTACTCTTATTCTTCGTGTGGTTTGATTTTGCATTGTTAGGTTTTGAAGGAAATGGTTCCGTTAATTGAAAATAAGTGTCGGTTCTTTGTGTTGCCTTTTTCAGTCCCCATAGGAATAATGGTGCCTGCAAACGCAGCTTGGATAACGTAAGTTGACGAGTCCAGCGTGATTTGTGCTTTCGTGGCTTCTTGTGTAATTTTGTCGCGAATCGTCCGGATTTTTTGATACCCTGTAACGTAGTCAGCGGCTCTCACCACGATTTGATATCCAGGATGCTCGACGACGACACCTGTTCGTGTATAGCGGCCATCGTAGTCACCTTCTGTGTCGAAGATTGTGACGACGTTTGATGGCACGCCGTCTCTATCTGGCGTGACGCCTATAAAGCAAGGCCAGTTTTCGTTTGTGCCCGTGGAGGCTGTAACGACAAGCGTCTTATTCTGTAAAAACTTTTCTAGGATTTGTGACGGAGGGTGGTTCATAAAGTTACGCAGCGAAAGCCGCTTTGATAATTCGTATCATTTCTTTTTGGTTCTGTTTCGACTTCATGGGTCGTTCGATATACTTGGCTTGTTCATCTGGTTTCTTCTTCTTTAAAAG